TTTTAGATGAGAGAGATTAAATTCAGAGCTTGGGATACGGAAAGCAAGATAATGTTTGATTGGGATGGGATGCAAGAATGGTGGGAAGATGTAGGGTATCATGACAATATGTTTCGTGGAAACCACTATGTACCTATGCAATATACAGGATTAAAAGATAAAAATGGCAAAGAAATATATGAAGGAGATATTCTAAAATATGAAGTGCCTTGTGAAACAGGAAACTATATAGATTATATTTTAGTAAAATGGGGAAAAGTTGAATTCTCATTCTTAAAGAAAATTCACACTAATAAATTCCACAGAACTACATATCAAGGGTTATACAGATATGGAGAAGTCATAGGTAATATATACGAAAATCCTGAATTGTTGGAAGGTGAGTAAATGGAGATACCTGAAAAGATAAAGAAAGTGTATGAATTAGTAAAAAGAGGTACTGAAAATGAAAGAAAAGTCGCAGAACAAAAACTCAAAGTGCTTATGGAGAAATATGACATAAGAGAGGATGAGTTGGATGAAACAAATGTAGAGTGTGAATGGTTTAAATACAAAAATAAAATGCAACGAAAGTTGTTAATTCAGATAACCTATGCTGTATTAGGAGATGTACCTCTGTATGGTAATACTCTAAAGAGAAGACATATAGGAGCATATTGTACTAAAGCACAGAAAATAGAAATTGAGTTTATGCTTGATTTTTATTATAGGGCATTTTGCGAAGATATAGATATTTTTATGAGTGCATTTATTCAGAAAAACAAAATTTTTCCACCTCCTGAACTTGTAAAAGCTGAAGCAAGTGAAGGATTAACAGAAAAAGATTTGAGGATGCTGCAAATAGCATCAGGATTAGAAAAGCACGAGAGATTAAAGTGCTTAAATGAAAAGAATGTTTGAGGATAAAACAATGGATGAATTAACAGTAAAAGATTTTTTGAAGATAAAACAGAAAATATGCTTAACCAAAAAACATTGTATAAAGTGTGAATTTTATTATGGATGTACTCAAATTGCTAATGCTACTGAAAAAGAGATGGATGCAGTCATAGAGATTGCAGCAAGACATAAGAAAGAGGTTGTATGATGGAAGATTTGTTTGATTTTTTAACTGTTGTAGCAATTTTAGTCTTTGTATATTTTATGTGTAAGGGGTGAAGCGAATAGTGGAGAATATTCCTGAAAATAAAAAAGGTGGCTATATAATAAAGACAATGGAAGTCGGCGGAGATATTTATGAAAATGTTGAAGTGCCGAGCAGGAGAGATCTTATAAATGCCATAGAACAGAGTAAAGTTATTGCAATTCGTGAAAGAGGGAAGAAGATATACATAAACGGAAATTATGTAGTAAGTTTCCAAGAAAACTAAAGATAAGGAGGTATGGCGATGACTAAAAAAGAGTTAGGACAGATTTATTATCTGAATAATGAAATTGATATGTGGAGAAAAGAATTGAGTAGACTGCAAACAATGTCTTTGATCCCAAGTCAAGAGATTACCGGTATGCCATTTGTAAGCGGTACGAGTGATAAGGTAGGCAATTTAGCGGTAAATATAGCTGAAATACAGAAAACAATAGAAGAATTACAAGGAAAGGTAATTAAGGAATACATAAAAATACTCGAATACATAAAAACAATAGATGATAGTTTGATGAGACAAATAATTTATCATAGGCATATACTTTGTATGAGTTGGGGACAGGTTGCAAAGGCAATCGGTGGAAGTAATAATAGTGATAGTTTGAGGATGATGCACGATAGATTTTTGGAGGAAAAATAAAGTTGTTCGTTTTGTTCGGTTGGTATGTGATATATTAGTATTAAAGATAAAAGAGAGTACAAGTTAAACCTCCTTATAGTTAAATACACAAAAAGAGCTTATGCTAATGTGCGTAGGCTCTTTTTGTTATATGGAAGATTGGCAGAGAAGCGAATGCAGCCGGTTGCTAACCGGTAGAACGATAGTTCCAAAGGTGCAAGTCCTTTATCTTCCGCCATAAAGCGAGTTGATTCTAATGAAAAAACAAAAATTTGATTTTGAATTTTGTATGAAACAGAGAGAATGCAGGAGCTGCAAAAACAGGAGAAGTTGTGACGAAAGCGAAGAAATCAGAAACAACACAAAAAAGGAGTTCAGAAAAGGATTGAAAGGGAAACGAGGTGATACAAAATATGGGAGAAAATAAAGTAGGGAGACCAAAAAAATATTCAACTGTTGAGGAAATGGAGCAAATTATAGAAGAATATTTTTATTTGTGTAATAAAAAACATTTACCATATACTGTATCAGGACTTGCGTTAGCTTTAGATATGACGAGAGAAACCTTGTTGAGATATGAAGAACAAAATGAATTTTCTGACACGATAAAAAGAGCAAAGCAAAGAGTCGAAGGATATGCGGAAATGTGCTTGTTTAAGGGTGGAGGAATTGCAACAGGAGTTATTTTCAGTTTAAAAAATAATTTCGGATGGAAAGATAAGACGGAAATAGACAATAACATAGGAAATAAAGACAATAAGCCATTCAAAAACATAGATTTAAGCCATTTGACAACAGAGCAGATAAAGGAGCTGCTTAAAAATGAAGATCAGGAATGAACTTCGTAAAGAGTTAGCAAGGAGAGAGTATAAAAGCTATGTTGAATATGTTTTTGAGGGCAGATGGAAACATGGCAAGGCAGTAGATTATATATGTGATAGAATACAGGAGTTTATAGAGCGAGAAAGCAATTTGCCATACGAGATAATGATTTTATCTATGCCACCTCAACACGGAAAGTCAATGACTATTACAGAAACTTTACCGAGTTGGTATTTAGGGAAGAATCCGAGTAATAGAGTTATAGAAATTAGTTATTCGGAGGATTTTGCGTTGTTATTTGGCAGAAGAAATAACACAAAAATAAAAATGTTTGGCGAAGAATTATTCGGAATAAAACCTGCTAAAAGTCCTAACACAATGACAGAGTTTGAAATTGAATACGATGGCAAGGAAACTCAAGGCGGTATGATTAGCAGAGGTGTAATGAGTGGTGTAACCGGAAGACCTTGTAATTTAATGATTATAGATGATCCGATTAAAAACAGAAAGGAAGCTGATAGTGAAACATACAGAAAGAATTTGATTGATGAATGGTTAAACTCGTTTAAAACTCGTTTAGCTGTTGGTGCTAAAGTAATTATAATTCAGACAAGATGGCACGAAGAAGATTTGGCAGGATACATTATCAAAAATGAGAAGTATGTAGAAGTATTAAATCTTCCTTGTGAAGCTGAAGAAAATGATCCGTTAAATAGAAAAGTTGGTGAAGCATTAGCTCCGGAGATTGGAAAGAATAATGAATGGCTAAAAGAGTATAAAGAGGGATATGTAACCAAAGAAGGACAGAGAACTTGGTTAGCTTTATTTCAGGGAAGACCAACAGCACAAGAAGGAAATTTAATAAAAAGGGAATGGTGGAAGTTTTATAAGATAGAGGAACTACCGCCTATGCCGGTTGTTGCACTTTCAATAGATGCAACTTTTAAGGATAAAGATACAAGCGATTTTGTCGCAATACAAGTTTGGGGGAAAAGAAATGCCAACTATTACTTAATAGATAGACTTAAAGCAAGATTGGATTTTATAGGTACTATTGCTGCAATAAAGAAGATGTTAGAAAAGCATAAGAATATTACTTATAAATACATTGAGGATAAAGCAAATGGATCTGCCATTATTTCAGTATTAAAAAATACTGTGGATGGAATAATTGCAGTAGAGCCTGAAGGTGGAAAAGTGGCAAGAGCAAATGCTATTTCCTATTTGGTTGAAGGTGGCAATGTATTTTTGCCGGAGGATGCAGAATGGGTTGAAGAATTTATTGATGAGTGGAGCAAATTCCCTAATGCAGAACACGATGACGAGGTGGATTGTGGCACACAAGCACTTAATAGGTTAAGAAATGTTTATGCAGATGTAGCAGAAGTATTTGCAAAGCAATTTAATTTTGAATTTGAAAAGCCAAAGCAAAATCCGTTAGGAAAAGGAGGTAGAGTGAATGTTATTTAATATAATATTTAAAATTTTAGTATTATCAATTCTGATAATGCTTTTTTTATGCGTTTTTGAGCTATACAAAAGACTTAATATTCAGGAAAATACAAAACCGGGAATAAAGGCACATAAGAAGTTATTTAGAAAAGAGAAAAAGCAAACTAAAGCAGAAAAAAGGCTAAATCAGATATTAGACAACATAGATAATTATACAGGCGATGAGTTAGGACAAAAGGAAATAGAGGTGAAATAAATTGAGTCAAGAGATTACGACAAAAATATGGGATTTATACAATAAAGGTATTGATTATATCAACAAAATAAATTTAGTCAATAAAACAGATAAATGTCATAGATTTTTTAATGGCGATCAATGGCACGGAATTAAAGCTGATAATGAAGAACTACCTATTTTGAACTTTATAAAGGGAGTAGTTAAATATAAAGTTGCTACTGTGGCACAAAATACAATGTCTGCGATATTTTCTCCTATGGATAATGGCGATGCAGAAGCTATAAAGGCTTGTGAAGCACTTAATAAACATTTTTCTATTATGTGGGAAAGGTCAAAAATGGATAGCCTTTCGTGGAAGATAATAAAAGATGCGTGTATTCAAGCAGATGGATATATCTTCTTTGGAAAGTCTGATGTTTCTGAAGGACAGCTTGTAGATAATGTTAATGTATTACTTGGCGATGAGCAAAATTCAAATATACAGGCACAACCTTATATTATTATTGTTGAAAGAAGATTTATTAAGGATATGAGGAAGGAAGCTAAAGCTAATGGCATATCAAAGGAACAAATAGAGTTAATTGTTTCAGATAATGAGAGAAGTCATCAACTTGGCGATAAAATGGAAATTGATTATAACAGCGATGAGGGGAAAGGCTTATCATTATTGTATTTATATAAAGATGATAATGGTTTTGTTCATATAGCTCGTTCTACAAAGTATGTGGAGTATCAACCTGATACTATTTTGACTGCAAAAGATCCTAATGCTGAAGAAACAGCAACTCCGGTAGGATTAAAAAGGTATCCTTTAGTAAATTATATTTGGGAGGATAAAAAAGGTAGTGCAAGAGGATGTGGAGAGGTTGAATTTTTAATGCCAAATCAGCTTGCATTGAATAAAAATTTAGCAAGGAGATTTATTGCAGTAAAACAATGTGCGTTCCCTAAAGTAGCATATTTAGAAAATTCAATAAGTAATCCTGATGAAATTGATTTAATTGGAGCGAAGATTGGAATAAAAGATGGAAATGCACAAAATATTCAAAATTATATAGCATATCTTAATCCGGCAGTTGTAAGTCCTGATGCAAGGAATTTGTCTGATGAACTTATGACAGAATCAAAAGAACTTGCAGGTGCAGGTGATGCAGCAATGGGGCAAGTAGATCCAACACAAGCCTCCGGAAATGCTATTATTGCAACAAGAGATCAGGCTGCTTTACCACTTAATGAACAGATTGCAAAGTATAGACAATTTGTAGAGGATTTAGCTTTACTTTGGTATGACATTTGGGTAGCATACAATCCTAATGGATTATCTGTGCAGATGGACGATAATCAGACAATGACTATTTCTCCTGAATTACTTGCAAGAATGAAGATAAATGTCAGAATTGATGTATCGCAAAACAATCCATTTAGTAAATATGCACAAGAACAATCGCTTATTAGTTTATTATCAAGTCAACATATAAGTTTTGAGGAATTTATAGATGCTTTAGATGATGGATCTGTAACTCCTA